ACTTGTCAATTGGCTGGCCATTGCCAAGAAACCTTCGAGTTCAGACGCAGGGCCAGAACCAACGAACGAAGCAATCATCGTTTCACGAAAGCCCTTGTCATCAGTGATGTTTTTAAGAACCTCGTCAACGGCCACCCAAGCACGAGGCGTTGGATATGCGACTTGATCCTTGTTTTCGCGGAAGTGGATTAGCTCCGGGCGGAGCCTGATGAAAGCGGCGAGGCGTCCATCAGAACCTTGACTTGCTAGATACTTGGTGAAGTCCGGAACATCAGCATCCACATTGAAGTGGCCAAAGCGGTTGGCTAGTTGGCTGGGAAGGCGCTTCGCAGATGCGTTATCTTCCCGGCGATTACCCGCCGCAATGATCAGCCAACCATCAGGCAGAACGTAGGACGTTCCCACCCGGCGGTCCAAGATCAATTGGCTGGCGGCTGACAGGGTCATCCCGGCAGCGTCCGCCAGTTCGTCCAAGAACAGGACGCCCTGTTTGCCGTGACGTTTTTCGTCCGGGAGGATGGCCGATTTGAGGTACTCAGTGAAGCCCTCTTCTTTGTTCAACATTGGACTGCCTTTGAAGTCCAAGGGGTCAACCGTGGAAAGTCTCAGATCGATGAAACCAAACGTCATATCCGGGTCATCGATGGTGACGCCGCCCCCTGCCTGAACGAACGTCCAGCCGTGGGCTTTTGCATGATCTTTGCACCACTGCGCGGTGATCATTGATTTGCCAATTCCGGGAGCGCCATGAAAGTAGGCGTTGCGAAAGTTGGCCATGTAGTAGTCGAGAGCGGGAGCGATTTGAGAAGGGGTGATTGATGGGATGTTTGCCATTTGTTTAGCCTTTCAAAGAGGGGTGAAAATTGTAGAGAACGAGGATGATGATGTTGGCGACACTGCCAATGATTTGCCATGTTTCCATCAAACGAAATCCGCAAAAACACGGTGCTGTTTGATCTGCCATTTTTCGGTAACGGCATTGCCATATTCGTCCTCATCAACGGCGATTTCGATGACGGTCTTTTTAACATTGGCGAAGCGTGTTTCAGCATCCGGTCCGACAAAAACGGTGTGTGTGAAACCAGCGCCCCAGCCCATATCTTGAACCGGGTTGATGGTGTACTCAAAGAAGCAATTGGTTTCGCTATTGCGGAATTGCCCGATCACTTCAGGTTGGAAGGATTGGCGGCGGTCATTGGTGTATGGTGCAAAGGACATGTTGTTAGCCTTTCAGTTTGGGTTATCGCAGCAATACCCGGCCAATATTGAGACCGGGCATTTATTCGATAATCGGTTTGGGGTTCTGGGCAGTTCATAGCTCCCAGTCTGGGTTGGATCAGGCAGGGTCTATATCAACGTCCTGATCCGCTTTACTTGTGCCGTCCGCGTTTCACTTCGGCTGTCTCACAAGTGGAGGTTCTCTCCTGCTCTCCAGTCCCGGACATCTCTTGTTGGATGCCATCCGGGGCCTTGCCGCCTTACCGAAACATGGGTTCCGGGTCGCAGAAATTATATGCTCACAGATCGCAAACCCAGTCAACAACTAATTTCAAATGAGGTGAAATAACCTGAAATAAGGTGCAACTCGCTATACTCTATATATAGGGGACATATCGGGGCCTGATCGGACCCCAAAAACCCAGATTGCTAGGAGCCGTTTTAAGCCCCGTACAGAGCCTTTATGTTGGCTGGGCCATACAGGGTGCTGAGATGTCGCCTGTTCCATTCGTACCTACTTTGTTCTCATTTTTGCTGTTCGCCGTTGAAATGCTGGCGATATCGGGTTATCTTCTGAGTATTGACCAACCAACAGATGGAGCGCCTGACATGGCCGACAAAGAAGATGATGCCCCGCCGCTGCTGCTGATTGATGGCGGCAAACCTGACCCGGCCAATATTGAGAAGCCCAACAAAAAGGATGGCGTGAAAGGCCGCAATGGCCTGACAAACAAACAACGTGCGTTCGTCCGGGCAATGCTTAATGGGGCCGGATCACAAAGCGCCGCCTATCGCGAGGCATACGATGCTGAGGACATGAGCGACAAGGCCATCCATACGGAGGCGTCAAAGCTCATGCTGCACCCTACGGTCTCCCGGAGCTTGGAGGAGGGTTTCGCTGCTCAGGACGCCGCTGCACTACATTCAGGGGCCAGCCTCAGAGGGTACGTTGAAAAACAACTGTACGAGATGACGAGCAAGGCCGACAGTGACGCCAACAAACTGAAGGCGCTGCACCTGCTGGGCCAGACAGAACGGTGCGGCATCTTCAGTACCAAGATGGAGATCACCAACGTGGACGCCATGACAGAAGAAGAGGTGACCACTGAACTAGAGGCCCAGTTGAAGGCCGCATTCAATCAATGATATCAATGACTTAACCAGTATCCAGTTACATTTGCCATAATGATCATTATGCGATTACGCTGAATACATCAATGATATCAATGACTTAACATTAGCACCTCACCACTGACACGGCTGATAGGGTGAGCCATGTCAGGGATGCAGCCTGTCAGCCCTGATGATCGGCGCTGAAACAATCACATAGAGATCGGCCATTTTCCCTGCCGATCTGACCGGGGATTTGGGATAGGGTCCTACCCCCGGCCCTCCCCGCCTCGGGCCCCCACCCCCCGGACTGGCATGTAACATCCATATGCTATTACTACATTGCAATCCAGCCAATCTCTGAGCAAAATATATAAAATAGAAATATATGTATTCCCCGACCTACAAAATATAATATATATATAAAATAGGTATTGACCGACTAGTACGAAACTAGTACACCAGATGAAGGTTCCCCGGACTGGAGGGCGGCGCAAGCCATGTCCAGCAGCGGATTAGACGGTGAGTGCCGCTCATGGTAAAAACCCCGTCAGCCAGTGGGGGCTACGCGCCTTTCACGCAGTCTACGGCCCCGCGACTGGCGCATACGCTAAGAAGACAAGGAGACGGGTATGTCGAGATTGAGATTGTAGAACGATAGGCTGATTCCCCGTCCGTTTAATATCCCTGCGGACGCAGCCTTACCCCCGCCAGTGTCGCCAGCCTACACCATTGGCCGTTGGCTCCACTGACGGGGGATTTATTAAAGGAGACGCATGATGCTTAAAGCGGATGGCCTAGACGAAGCCATAATTGGCATTGGCTCGCGATGCGGACAGAAAGACCTGCTAATTTATGATATTGATAAGATCATCTGGATATTGATGCAACGGGATGGCATGACCGAAGCCGAAGCCGAAGAGTTCTTTGATCATAATATCGGTGGCGGTTGGCACGGTGAAGAGACGCCGCTCTGGATGAGGCCGTATAATATAGATGATATAGATGATATAGATGATATAGAAGGAGACGAATAATGGAAATATTTACAGTAATAGTTATGTCTTTTGGAAGTTAGGTTATGCATAAAGACAAATTCCGAACGGTTCCTACGTCAAAGGCGTACAAAGACAACTACGCTGATATCTTTGGCAAGGACAACCCGGTTCAGCCAACCAACGTGGAGAAAGCAGCCGAGAACTCCCGATACAAACACGCTATGGACGCCGCAGCGGGTAAGAAAGATGCCCAGTGGTACTTGGACAATGAACAGAGGGTGTCTTCTGACCCAAACTATCAGAAGAAGCCTATGACGAATAATCTCTACAGGGGCGAGTATGACCGAATATTTCGATCCAAATGAGACTGATCATGCCGGGATGTGTTTCTGCCCCGGATGCACCGCAAAACGGTTCATAGATATTCATGTCAGTATAGGCTATGACGCCAGCGAGCTTATCGAGACCATTGCCTGTGCCATGATAATGGTCCTCTCCGCCGCCCCAGACGACTACCGGGCTGAATTGACTGAGGAGATACTGGACGGCGTTTACGCCAGCGTCCAGTTCCGGGCGCAGAAGCCAGCCGCCGGGGAACTGGTGCATTGAGTGTTAAGCTCTCCAAAGCGGGGCTGCGGCACTGCCGTTGGATAATTGGGGAGCCTACTAGTGACCCCCGATGCTGTGGAAAACGAGCATATAAGCGCACATCTTGGTGTAAGGAGCATTATGCCAAGGTATTCCGCCCAATCTCTAAAAAGCCAATGAAACCGCCGCTTCCGTTCTTTATTCCCACACGAAGCAGTTGACCCTCGTACTATCTTTGTATAGGTTACAAATATGAGCGAATATAATCCCTCAATGCAGCAGAGAACCTTCACAATCACAGAGGAGGCCCTTGAGGCGGACCCCACTTTCATGAAGAAGCTAACTGCGATGGAAGCACAAAATCAATTGAAAGTGGTAGGGACTAAACAAGGAGGTGTACTCATGGGAATGGGAAGCAGCAGCAGCAGTGTCGGCGGGTGGGTAGTACCACAATCCGTCGAGGAAGTTCGTGCGATCAACACCATGGCCGTGCAACAGATGCGGTCCCGTGTCGCCGACAAGTCGGTCCCGGAAGCCATTGAGCGTGATCTGAAAGCCCAAGGCTCCGACACAGGCACAGACGCCCTTCGACTGGCCCGTGTCGCCGTTCGGGCGATCAGGGACATGGACGACAAGGTATTCGAGGCCGCTGGCGTTAACCCTAAGCACCACAAAGATAACTTCACTAAGGTGATCGACCAGATCATGAAGGGCCTCTGACGTGACGCCCCGGCAGCATGACTGCTACACCGCCATTAAAGATTACTGGGCCAGTAATGGCTACGGCCCTTCGTACTCAGAGATACAAACCGCATTGGGGGCCAAGAGCAAGGCAAGTGTCCAGTTCTTGATCTCCAAACTTGAGGAACGGGGGTATGTCGAACGGATACCTAACCTTGCCCGGTCCATCCGTATTACTTCAGCAGAGCAGCCCCCTGCCGATGCTGGATAAGGCATATCCTCGTTTCTTCTTGCTTTCACCTGTATGATCCAGTTAACATCCCCAAATGTTGCCGGACAATATTAAGAGCTATTTGGATCGCATCCACGAACTGCCTGTTGAGGAACAACGAGAAATCCTCAAGAAGGTGCAGCACCTCAATGGGCTGAAGGCCCAGCGCACATCAAAAGACAGTTTTATCTCTTTCGTCAAACAGGTTTGGCCCGGCTTCGTTGAAGGCTACCACCACAAGATCATGGCGGAAGCCTTCGAGCGGGTGGCCCGTGGCGAACTCAAGAGATTAATCATCAACATGGCCCCGCGCCACACCAAGAGCGAGTTCGCCAGCCATCTATTCCCGGCGTGGTATCTAGGCCATCATCCAGCCAAGTATGTGATCCAAGCCTCCAACACTTCTGACTTAGCCGTCGATTTTGGTCGTAAGGTGCGTGATACGATTGGCGACAAGGCGTATCAGGACATCTTCCCTAAGACGGCTATCCATGCGGATGTCGCGGCAGCGGGTAAGTGGAAGACCACTGAGAAGGGTGAGTATTTCGCAGTCGGCGTTGGCGGCACTCTGACAGGCCGTGGTGGCAATCTGATTGTCATTGATGATCCACATAGTGAGCAACAGGCAAAGCAAGCCGAGACCAAGCCAGAGATTTATGACAGCGTCATGGAGTGGTACACATCAGGCCCTCGTCAGCGTGTGCAGCCCGGCGCAGCTATTGTGATCGTCATGACCCGCTGGTCAAAACGTGACCTGACAGGGCGGGTGCTGAAGAAGGCGGCGGAGGATGGCACCCTCTCAGAGTGGGAGGTCATTGAGCTTCCAGCCATTTTGCCGAGCGGGCAACCCATCTGGCCTGAGTATTGGCCGGAGAAAGAAATCCTCGCCATCAAGGCCGAACTGCCCATTCCGAAGTGGATGGCGCAGTATCAGCAGACGCCAACCGCCGAAGAGGGCGCTCTGATCAAACGGGAGTGGTGGCAACGGTGGGAACATAAAGAACCCCCGGCCTGTGACTTTATTATCCAAAGCTGGGACACAGCCTTCGAGAAGACACAGCGTAGCGATTACAGCGCCTGTACGACTTGGGGCGTGTTCTATCGTGAGCATCCCGACACTGGCAAAATGATGGCGAACATCATCCTGCTGGACGCCTACCGCAAACGTATGGAGTTCCCGGAACTGAAGAAAGTGGCCCATGAGATGTACAAGGAATGGGACCCAGAGGCGCTGATCGTGGAGAAAAGAGCGTCCGGTGCGCCGCTCATCTATGAGCTACGTGCCATGGGCATTCCCGTTTCGGAGTTTACACCGAGCCGTGGAAACGATAAGATCGCTCGTGTGAATGCAGTTTCCGACTTGTTCGCGTCCGGTGTGGTGTGGGCGTCTGAACACAGATGGGCCGACGAGGTCATCGAAGAGTTTGCTGAATTTCCTGCTGGGGAGCATGATGATTACGTGGATAGCTCCACTCA